ACGCCCGGCCTTAGCGGCCAGTTTCATATACTTTTCACCATGCTTTTTAACACCAGTATAGTACTGAAGACCTGACTCTTCTACTTCTTGACCTTCTGGCTCATATCCAGCTGTGACCACTGGCTTATTACCTTTGGCACTGGTAGCAGCACCTAGACCGCTTATCTGTTTGCCTTTTCCTGATCCTCCAGCAGCACCAATATGCTTACTACCAAATCTAAAGGCAGCACCTTTTTCTTTTCTAGTATTCTTATATGGGATACGCTCAACTCGTCCACCGCTGCGTAAGAAATCTTCAATGTCTGTGGCATCAGCTTCATCTAATCCTGTGCCCTCTAGTAGAATAGCACCTTGGACATTGTCTTGTTCACACAAATATCCATCTGCGGTGATGCCAATAATGCGTACTTCAAAGCAGACATCACCCTGTTCAATTTCAAGGATGTCACCTACTCTGGGTTCAATGTCTTCAGGAATGTCTTGTAGTTTCATAATTAATTACACCATGATTGTTTGGCTTCGCCATAGTATTCGCGGGCGAATCCGTTTTTGATCAACTCAGCTCTTAGGCTAACTCCATTTAAGATCATGTCGCCTAGTACACGACCACCAAATTTGTCCCACCCATATAACACCACTTGATGCTTTTGTGTACTTGCTACAGCGTTTTTAGTAAATGCTGTAGCAGCCTGTCCACGCTGATCTTCACCGGGGCACTGTGCTCTAAATCCTTTTTCGGGAGTGTCAACGCCGTAGATACGCACAGCCAGTTCAGGCTTTAGAGGTGCTGGCAAGAATGGTGCTGCAATGACCACAGTATCTCCGTCATTAACTCTAACAATTTTAGCATCATAAGTGGCTCCTTGTGGTGCTTTTTGGGCAAGAGCACTGCCTAATCCTACTGCAACCACTGCTGAAATTAGAAATTTTAGTACAGTTTTCATCTAGATCTCCTATAACTTATTTATAGTTTTCGCAGATCTTGGTATTCGAACCAACGATACATATAGACTTTTTTCAGCAAAGGAATTCCTAGTTCGGCTAATTTATCTCTATGCTGAAAGAAACTAGGACCATGGCTCATGATAGGTTCACGCCCTTGAGCTTGTCGTTGCGGTCCTAGTATGTCCCATTGGTATTGGTGGCACATTTCGTGTGCCATGACAAATATCAACCAGTGTACAGAGAACCATTTGTCGGTGAGACGCATGATACATCCACTGCGAGACCGAGAAGGTGATCGCATGCCTATACACCATCCCAGTGCATCGACTTCCCTGCCTGTTTTAATTTCAGGCCTACGCATAGCACCATCAAATATAGCACGATTTAGTAAGCTATAGACACGATGGATTTCCCGTTCTTGGGGTCTATAGGGTTTACGTCGTTGTTGACTCAGACTGGGCAGTGGTGTGGCTAATAGTTTCTCAAGTTGTGATAGGGCTGTCATTGAAATCTCCTATTCAGTTATATATGTACTAAATACTTAACTGAGTTTCAAGGAGATAAAAATGGAAATTCTATTAGTTGTATTATTAGGTGCTGGTGTATTGTATTATTTGTACAAGAAAATGAATCAGCCCGACAACATGAGTTCACTACATGATCATACTGCCACACCAACTATACCACCCATGCCAGAGCCACAACCTGCTCCTGTGGTAGAAACAGTTAAGCAAGCATTAGATGTCAATCAAGATGGCAAGGTTGACTTAGCCGATGCCAAAGCAGCAGTGAAAAAGACTCGTGCTAGGGCTAAGAAAGCCTCAGACCTAGACGGTGACGGTCGTGTTACTTTAAAGGATGTCAAAGTTGCCGCCACTCGTGCTCGTAAGGCTGCTGGTGCTGTAGCAGATCGTGCAGCAAAAGCTGCTACAAAATCTGCTGCCAAACCTAGAACTAAGAAATAATTATTTAACTTGTCCCCAACCGCTTTTGGCTCTAATAGCAAAAGCGAGTTCTCTCATACGACCAAACTCAGGACTACCTCTTCGATGTGGTCCCGACGCTTTAAGTTTATTATAGGCAGCAAGTAATTCTGCTTTGTCTTTTCCACGATACTTACCACGTTCTTCGGGACTAACCGTTGTAGGTTTACCCCATTTTTCATCTAGCTGATCTGCTATTTCTTTAAGGTGTGTTTCTACAAGTCTAAGATATTGGCGTAATCTTTGGTTATCCATGCTGGCCTCTTTTGTAATACTTACGCTAGGCATCAGTGGATTTATCTAGACTTTCGTTTAGCCGATCCTGTGCATCTATTAAAGCCAATATTTGGTACTGAGTTAGATCTGTAATGATTGGTATTCCCAAACTAAGATAAACTCTTGTACACCCTGATGGTAAAGTTTCCATGTGAGATATTTCAGAATACCTAACTGATGTGGGACCAACACCTAATTGCCATATCCAAATAAAATCTCGCATACCAGTATATACTAGTATGCGATGCTTTAGCTACAAGACTTTAGTTGATCATATAACTGCTGACTGGCCAAGTTCTTACCTTTGCTTTCGCACATGATGTCGGCCCATTCATTGTGAGTTAGTGCCCACCTATTCACAGCACGATTCCAATAAAAGTCGCTGTGTGCTCGCAACTTTTGTCGCTTGTAGCCAGCAGCCAATAAGGCTGGCATATCAATCAGCGTGTCAGGATCGTGCCCTACCAAAAGATCCTCCCTGCTGACACTGTAATGGATAACAGGACGCACCCCACGCCAGCTGCGAATAATATCTTGGATGCGAGGATCATCTGGTTGGATATAAGAGTTTTCACGGATAAGATGGTGATGAATATCAAGCACAATAGGCACAACATCACAGAGTTGAATACAATCATCGAGTCCATATGTTATTTCTTCGTTCTCAATGGTAATACATTTGCGAGCTTCGGGACTGAGTCGTCCAAGCACTGCTCGGATGCCCGCCGGCCCCCTACGACCTGAGATGTGTACGTTAATCTTATAATCTTGGAATTGGCGAGCGAAACCCATCCACGCCGCCATAGTTGCGTGATATTCGAATTCTTCAATTGATCTCTCCACTATGTCATCGCTTTCACTAGCCAACACACAGAATTGTCCGGGGTGAAAGCTCAATCTTACATTCAGTAATCTAGCAGCATCGCCGACCTGTCTAAACAACCATTCAGCACGATTACGAACATCGGGCCGCTGCCAAAAGTAACGCCAGCTAGGTTCAGTAAACACAGGCAATATGTCACTGCTAAGTCTAACCATACGCTGTTCTAGAGGCAATGTGCCAACTCGTTCTACCAGAAGTTGACTAGCCTGTATGTTGTGTTCCATGATTTCCCACAAGCGCCACTCGGCTTCTTCGCGAGTTTGGCGATTGAGCCAAGCCACAGTGGTAGATCTGGTGTTGTACTTACGACACTCGTCTTTGGCATTGATGCCATTGACTTGTTCGGGATAATCGATCCACTTGCAGGCAAAGCCTATACGTTTTAGCATGGAAATAGTAGGTAAGTGTAGAACATGCTAGAGTATAGCATGAGTCGAACTAGGTGTCAACAACAGTACCGAAACTGGCCCAACGGGCTCCACCTAAACTGACCCATCCAATTGGGCCACCTATGTAAGGATTTTCATTCCAAACTATGTTGCCAATTGGACGATCGTCCAAAGGCATTTCTCTACCGCTGGTATGTTTTACTGTGCCAATACTGAGTTGATCAATTTGAACAGAACCGTCCGGCTTTAATACAAGGTTATTTTTGTAGTTGCTGCTAAGAATTAACGATTGATTAATAGGAGTACCAATAATACCAGTGTCTTTGCTACGTTTACCTACTACAATTTGTACTTCCTGATCCCAAATGTCTAATACTTTCTCGGGATCTCGAGTATTAATACCCATGCGTCGGTTCGCAATATATACCGAATCGGCAAATAAAGATTCGCCTTGTACTTGTAGTTCCTGTAACACACCTAATTTTTGTAGGTTACTCTGTGTTACTCTAAAATTAATAGTATTATTATCTACTAATTTTTCATTGCTAATGGTAATTTTATCGGCCGAAATCCCATTTGTTTCTAAAGTTTGTTGTACTCTTAGAACATATTGATCGTATAAACCTTCTTGATGACGTGATTCTATTTTCTCTACTGCTACATTAGCTAATTTATCAATAAAATCAGGGTCTACTGTTCCTTTAAAGTTTACTGTGCCCATAACTTCTAGGTCTTTAGTAATCAGTTTGTTTTCAAACACAGTAGCTTGATCAAGTATAACTAATTGGCATTGAGTAGCACGATCTTGAATGCCAGTGCTTTCAAAATTCTTAATTATACCCGTAGTGATATCTGCTGCAGATATATTCAATCCAATTGGATTAATAGAGTTACCAGAAATACTACGGTCTGGGAACTGTAAGTTTCCAGTCAGTACAATATTATTGATTAAATTGCTAACATATTCAATAATCATATTTCCAAAATTGTAGTCATTGGTTCGATCATTGATTTGTTTAGCAATTTTTTGTTCTATATCTGCTGCAAGTTCAGCAAGGTACCTCTCAGTTTCTGATCTAAATTCAGCAATCAACCCGGTGAACACAGAATCTTCCGACGGCGACTGTAAAACTTCTCGATTAGGCCATTTATAAACTTTAGTAGCTTGAGCCACTGACTCTTGTATTAGTGTATGCAATCTAGTTCTAATATCAGCAGCGTCGGCTTGTTCTTTAATGGTATTAATTAATTCTTGCTCATAACGCTGACTCGCATTAGCTGCCACCATGGACATCAGCTCTGAGCGATCTAACTGGGCAAAATCAAATGTACCATTGGGTAGTTTACTTTCGATATAATCTAAAGTTATAGTAGCAATACGTTCTAATACAGTGGGAGGCATGGTATTAGCTATAAACTGACCACTTACGTGTAGATCCTTAACTAATAGACGATTGCCTACCACAGTGACATTATCATCAATTTCTAGATTTATTTTGGTAGAATGATCTGAAATTCCAATGCTTTTAAAATTTTTAATGACGCCATCAGTGACATTGTCGGCTGAAATTTGAAGTTCGCTATTATTAATAGCTCTTGAAGGAATGCTTTGATCTGGTAGTTGCCATTGTTTTGACAATAACTGCGTTGATACAATATTATTAACTTCTTTGTGCACTAGTTCTGAAATATTAATTTGACTTACAGTGTCAAATATGGCATTAATTACGTTGGTGTGTACATCATTCATTAGTCGATCAATGAATGGTTGTGTTTGGTTAGTAAATTCAGATGTTAATCCGGTTATAATACTGTTTTCATTATAAGAAATACCTAATTGATTTTGATAATATTGATAATATGGTGTTGCATCTCTAACTGCCTGCGCTACCTCTTTGGTTATTAGACTGTTTATGTCGGAGGTTAGTACTCGTTGTCTCACGTCCCAGCTGACGAGTCCAGCAACCTTGGAAATGATTTGCTCTAATTGTTCCGAAGTAATATAGTTTACTATCTCTTGTTGATCCATATTAGAACTTTATGGTTAGGATATGTTCGTAGTTTTTTTTAATAATGCTTTTATGCATGAGATTTTGATGTACTAAAAAATTTTTAGCTCCGGCATCAAAAGCAAACTTAGCTAGTTGTTTAAAATACATACTTCGACGAGAAAAAGGACCGATGACCATTACATCTTCGTCACTTACTGCATAACTTGTTCCGTAGAATAGATTTCTGTCTGACCCATCGTATTCATAATGCTCTATGTAAATCCTTTTAGCAATATCTGATTTGATACATATAGGAGAACTAAACTCTCGATCTTTAAAATCTTGATTTTTATAATCGCGCAGAGTGGTGACTAAAATATTTTTAGCAATATCTGCTAAGAAATTAACTTTAGTTCTTTGGTCTAGGTCTGTATCGGCAAAAGTTAAGTATTCATCTACTGCTATAACACAATCAAAATACTTTGACTTCAATTGAGAACGCTCAAGATAGGTGTATGCAATTTGTTTTGTATCTAAAAATTGCTGTACTTCGGTACTAATTTCGGTTACGTAAATGTCAAAGTTTTTAACTGTTAGTATTCCCGGACTAAAACCCACAAACAATACACGACCTGAGTCTAGGTCATAGTGATTAAAAACTTCGTCAATAATCTCTTGCTTCTTATTAGCTAGATCAAAAGACTTAGCGTTTGATTGAAACGCATTTAATAGAATATCACTATATTTTTCAAATGAAGTAGACACCGTAAATTCCTAAATAACTTAGTTATTTAGTGAATTTAACCTATTAGGGCTTTATGCCCAGCTGCTGGTATATATACTGAACTGCTTCAGCCTGGTAAACACAATCCAATAGTGAATTATGGGCTTGATCTCTGCTCTTTGCTCTAGGATCGCCGTGTACCTTAAACAAGGTTCTTGAGTCTCGAATCTGCCAAAAATACCAAGGAAATCCCCATTTTTGGCTGCGATATAGATCCTCAAGGATAGCAATATCAAATACCGGACCCTGACACCAAATGTCATCTACGCCTACTAGAAAACGGTTCAACTCACGCTTTAAATCTTGTACACTACTACGGTCACCATCTTCCCATGCTTCAGCACGTACTCTAGGATCTTGTTGCGCCCACCATTCAATGGTACTGTCGTCTACAGTGCGACCTAATGCCAGCTGTTCCTCTATGTCCATGCGTAGATAAATGCCAGGACCGGGTTCACGATCAGGATCGAATGGATCGAATTTTACCGCACCAATGGTCATTATCACGGTGTCGGGTCTGGTACCTAGTGTTTCTAGGTCCAGCATTACCGCAGTAGCCATTATGCTCTTGATAGGTTAGCTATGGTTAAGATTTTATCTAGTTCTTCAGGTAAGTTGGAGGTCTCAGGAATAATATACAACTGTCTACGATTCTCTTCCGTTCTACGATCGTAGCTGGCGGTTTCAATGGCAATACCACCTTGTCCATACCAAATATGTAAACGCAAAGGATGACTGTCGGGTGTACGCGAGTCATGATCTAAAATTGCCTTTGGTTGTTTGGCATCTTCCATGTTGCGATTTTCGTGAGCCCATGCTACTGCTCGAATAAAGAGTTTTTTGATAAAGTTCATTTTCTTTCTGGGTTGATAGTTAGACGCTAGTGTTTCTGCTGTGTTTATACGCACCCCACCACTAATGGCACGAGCAGGTTTAACATTTGAATATGCTGTATAATTACTCATCTGCAAAATTGTCACTGATATAGCTGTTGATGTTGTCACCTATGTCGTATCCCCAGTTCCAGTTATTATCATAGGCTTCTTGCCATTCTGCTGTATTAGGCTCGGCATCAATAAAGCCTTGTATGCCAGTAGCAAACCAATCTCCAAATACTTCAGGATCAATCCAACCTTCTAGATCAATGACTCCGTGTTTGTTTAGAATTTCTCGCAGCATGGCAATGTTAGTGGTGCCATCCACACAAGATTCTAGTTCTTCATCTGTTAAGGTACGTGCATCCTTCATTCGTCTGCTTCCAATTTCACCACTAATGGGTAACCATTTCTTTTTGCCATTATACTTACTTCGATGCCCTTTTGTTCAGCTAACTCATACGGTAACACTGCCACTACAGCACTACCTTCATTATGAATTTTTGAAGTAAGATGTTCGGCCTCGTCTCTGGGAATTTTAAAAATTACTACCAAACTTTCAATGACAAATTCTACACTAGTAACTTCGTCATTAATATAAATTACTTTATATTTGGGAGGTTCTTTAACTTGTACTAAAGATCTTGTCTTAGTAGCAGTATCGGCGCTCATTGATTCTCCTGGTGTATGGGGGATTTAATCCCCCATACGTATATTAACGTTTTTTGCTTTGAATAGCAATCTTTTTGGGTTTCATTTCTTCCGGAATTTGTCGTTCCAGATTAATAGTTAAAATCCCATCAACAATATTGGCACTAGTAACTTCAACATGATTGCCCAAAGGCCATGTCTTACGAAAATCGCGCTTACTGATACCATGGTGTAGGTAAACAGCAGCATTTTCTGGATCTGTAGTTCGAACTTGTTGTTGTCCCTCTACCGTGAGATATCCTTCATGCACTGTGATTTCAATTTCATCCTCTTTGAATCCCGACACCGCCAACTCCACTGCATAACGATTTTCGTCATAGCGAATAATATTATATGGTGGATAGTTGCTGTTAGATCCAGCATTGGCGCTGCGTACTAGTGTGTCAAATAGCTCGTCTAAGCCTACACTGTAGCGGGCAATGGTAGGGATATCAAATGGTTTAAGTGTTAGTGTACTCATTTTACGTTCTCCTTTCATAAGCAAGTTTAGAGTGGGAGCCCGATTCGGCACTCCCTTTACACTGGTTGTATTACTTCTTCTCGGCAGGTTTTTCAGTAAACTCAGCATCAACCACATTGTCATCCTTCTTTGACTCTGTGGTTTCAGTTGGGTTCGCTGCGGCTGCTGCCTGTTCAGCCTCGCTCTTGATGCGATACAACTCGTTAGTTGATTGCATCATGTCTGAGATTTTGCTAAGAATTGCCTCTGAATCGTCACCCTTTTTGGCTTCTTCTAATGCTGCGATGGCATCTTCAATCTTTTTAACTTCTTCTTCGGGCAACTTGTCTTTGTACTCATCAAAGTCTTTCTTAACAAAGTCAATTTGACTATCTGCACTATTACGAGCATTGACTAGTTCAATAACTTTTTTGTCAGCTTCAGCATTGTCTTCAGCATCTTTTACCATGCGTTGGATTTCTGCTTCGCTAAGACCAGAACTGGCCTTGATAGTGATGTTGTTTTCCTTGCCTGTGTTTTTGTCAGCTGCACGAACTTTAAGGATACCATTGGCATCAATGTCAAATGTGACTTCAATCTGTGGCTGTCCTTTTGGAGCAGGCGGAATACCATCCAAGTTAAACTCACCTAAGAGTTTATTATGTAAGGCAATTTCACGCTCACCTTGGAACACCTTGATAGTCACAGCAGGTTGGTTATGTTCTGCTGTGGAAAATACTTGGCTATGTTTGGTAGGAATGGTAGTATTCTTTTGGATAACCTTGGTCATAACACCACCTAAGGTTTCAATGCCCAAGCTCAATGGTGTAACATCAAGTAGTAGAACATCATTACGATCACCTGCTAGCACTGCGCCTTGTACCGCAGCACCTACTGCCACAGCTTCATCTGGGTTAACATCGCGGCGTGGTGCTCGACCAAACAACCGCTCTACAGTTTCCTGTACCTTAGGCATACGGGTCATACCGCCTACTAGGATGACTTCGTCGATATCACCAGCAGTAACACCAGCATCTTTCATAGCAGTTTGGCATGGGCCTACACTGCGCTGAATTAGCTCATCTACTAGGCTTTCCAACTTGGCACGAGTGATGTTGATGTTCATGTGCTTGGGACCACTAGCATCAGCAGTGACATAAGGCAAGTTTACTGCGGTACTTTGAGTACTTGACAGTTCAATCTTGGCTTTTTCTGCTGCTTCCTTAAGACGCTGTAAGGCTAGTACGTCTTTGCTCAAGTCTAAGCCTTGTTCTTTCTTAAATTCATCAATTAGAAAGTCCATCAAGCGTTGGTCAAAGTCTTCACCACCTAAGAATGTGTCACCATTGGTACTGAGTACTTCGATCTGTTTATCGCCATCTACATTGGAAATTTCAATAATAGATACGTCAAATGTACCACCACCCAAATCGTATACTGCTACCTTACGATCCGCTTTATCCGTCTTATCAACGCCGTAAGCCAACGCGGCAGCAGTCGGTTCATTAATGATGCGAAGAACTTCCAAGCCAGCAATACGGCCAGCATCTTTAGTAGCTTGACGCTGACTATCATTAAAATAGGCCGGAACAGTAATAACA